TGTTTTACCTCTGATAATATTACCAACAGAAAATGTTCCATTAGCACCAGTTAATGTTATAGAATCTCCTGTTGAGAAATGATCACCAATCAAACCATTGAATGATTGTGACACATTTGATAGGTAGAACTTTTCAACTGGCTTATTACCAAGAACAACTGTGGCAGTGCCTGGTGTGAACTTAGCACGATAGAGATTGATAGCAAGGTCAACATCAGCAATAGGTTCCCATTGCTTGTTGTTACTTGTTTGGAAGAATGTACCAGTCTTCATTCTGTCGGTAACGGCAAGTCCTGTGTTCTTATCAATTTCACCAAGTCTTGAAATCCAAAGATAAGTATCTGGGTCAACTGTCATATAGTATGGTGAGAATGAGTGGACTACGAAAGCATATTCTTTACCATTCATCAAGAAGATTGGTGAAGTAAACTTAACTTGAACAGGGCTATCTTGTCCATTTGTTGAAATTGGAATGTCAGCATTATCAACATAGACAACTGAACCAGGAATCTGGTTATTGGTGACCTGTCCACCAGAATCCATTTCACGAACCTCAAACCACATCTTACGAGTGGCCGACTTACGTGCTACGAAAATGTCGTAACCGGTACAGAAGATACCTTCTTCGGTTTGTGGCGCTGTAATCAATACAGAGTAAGCAATACAGCAGTTATGAACCACGAAACCTTCAACAATGTATGTTAGATTTCCGTCCAAAGATAGATCGTGAACAACATAATCAGGATCAAAGTCACCTTTTTCTGGTTCAATGTCCTTATATGATACGAATGAATGGACAAGTTTTCCGTCAACCAATTCATACTTTTTCAAATGGTCGTCGTAGTCAAATGGCTTCTCACGGTTTTCACCAATGAGGACCGTGCCATTGAGTGTCCTTTCATCATTCAGGACGACATCTGGTCTCCAAGTCTTATAACCTTTTTTGGTAAGGAAGAGATGGTCGTCAGTTGACCAGAATGTGCTACCTTTAAATCGGTACATATCTCTTGAACCAACGGCAATGGTTTTGTTTTCGGTAACCTTGTTGACACAACCGTTATCGCCAATAACCTCATCACCTACCATAACGTCCTTAATTGCTTTCCATGTCTGGTTTGCCATAAGAACCTTGGCATCTGGATCGAAGCAGCAATGTCCTTTTGGTGGAGGTGGAGGTGACCAAGTATTTGGTAGAACGATATCTGTCTCAGACGTATAATCTTCCGCAGTATTTTCAGAAGTTAATGTATATCCTTTGGTTGAATATATTGTTCTCTGTAATGTTTGTTTGGTGCCATCAGCAAAGAAGAATTGTGAAGCAAGAGTTGTTGCATCTGGTTCATCAGTTATGTCAATGACATTTGCCTGAGATTTGTCCATAATGAACAGTCTTCTAGAACCTGTTCTGAACTGAGGATCGCCAGTATTAGCACCAATTTGGAATCTAAAGAATAGATCACCAGTATCTCTGACAATAAGAGGGCAACTTGAGTTTGCAATACCTGTTGAAGGATCTGGTGTAATAAATGTTGTTGTAACATCTTTATAATTGTAAACTCCAGCTGGAGTTATATCAACCACAACATTTGATGTACCAACATACATATCTTTATCAGGAGTGATAGGAATATTAGTTGCAGATTGATTATACTGATTTGCTGTTAGTGGTGTGCAATATTTTGTAACATTAACTCCATCAAACCAGACATACATTTGACTAAAAGGTTTAAGACCTATAGCACTAACAGTAATCACTTGTGGTCTAATATAAGGAATTGTTTGTGATGAAATTAATTTGTTTGGTCCAATAGCAGTATCAGAACTTGTTTGAGCAAAATAGTTTTTACCTACTCTTGAGTTATCATAAACAGCTTCAAGTGTAGCAACACCTCCACCTGCGGCGGTTGTCCAATTTGCAGCAACACCTCTTGCTTCTGCTTCAGTGGCATAACTTCCTACCAGCGTTTTATTGGCTCCTGAACCTTGGAAAAGGTTATATCCTGTAATAGTGGATTTCCATCCTTCCCAAACTGTGTTAACCAGGTTCTTGGTATATTTAACAGTCTGGTCTTGAGACGGTGGTTGTGCTGCACTAATTGCAGTAACTTGGGCACTAATACCCATGTAAGCATTATTTGATCTTAAAAAGTTTATTATTTCCAGTGGGTATGTTGTTCCTACTTGAACAGAAACATCAACTAGGGTTGATCCTGAATAAGTTGTTGCAACTACGGTTCCATTAATATTGGATGTAACACCTTGAATGATGTCACCTGCATTAATGACCTTTGCATAAGAGAATCCAACTGAACTAATTGTTCCACTAATTTTCTCATAAGCATTATTTGATGCAAAATAAAAATTAACTTGTTCACCTTTATTGAAAGCTTGTGTTCCTTGAACTTCAACACTCAACAATTGACCCGCAGTTTCATTGATTAAAGTAACACTACCGGATGCACCAGAAGAAACACCTGTAACGACATCATCAATGTTGATTTTATAATCATACATATTAGTGATTGTATCTGCGGTGCCAGTAATACCCGTAAAACCAATTGCAGGTTGAGTATAATCTGGATTAGGATTATATGTATAAGGTGGACGAGATGTTCCGATTACCGGATAATCAAAATCAAGAGTTGACCATATACTAATAGATTCATTTTTAAGGAACGAACCAGCAAAAGGTGATGTTGTTTGTACCACAATAGAACTTAATATACCATTAAGATATTTCGCATCAATGACCTGATAGATGGCATTTGATGATGTGCCTCTTGCCCAATATCCTGTTTCAACAACTGCTCCAGGAATAGTATTAGCACCAGTAATTACAATTGTTGTGTTGGTGAAATAACTAGAATTATTGGCTGAAGAAAATACTAAGTTAGCACCTGAAATGATAGTTGGTGTATTTGCACCGGATACTGTCAGTGTGTCACCTACAATATCACTGATGGTAAGCAATGCACCATCTGCTGAAAGGCTAAGAGTTTCATCAGGCAACTGAGTTGTGTCAATCCAAACATCTTGTTCAGGTGACAATTTCATTTGACCTTGGAATTGATATGTTCCTCTTTCTAGGTCTCTAAAGTCTGTAACTCTATTTTGAGAAAACTGTAAAGTCTCTGTATAAGGGAACATTACAAGTTTATCTGGTGTTAGAATAGCATTGCTAAGACTATAAACATCATAAGGAACCGAATCAGTACCAAACAATGGTCTTATTGACAGTTCAACCGGATCTGTAACAATTCTATAATCCGGATTTGTTCCTTTTGCGGTGAGAGTTGTATCCTTAAACGTATCAATAAAAATACCATTCTTAAAACGAACATTTCCATTGGCATCAAGAACTGTCATATTAACAGCATCTTTTTCAAGCAATGTGAGAGATGTGTAATATTCCAGATTTTTAATTCTTTGGTCAAGACCACCAATATCTTTCATTGTCCATCCACGGATAAGTGTCTTGTTGACAGAGCATGTTAAATCTTTTCTTAAAAGAGCATTTCCAAAATATGGTGATAGTGATGGGAATGGTGCAATGTTAAGAACAGCAATCATCATCTGGTTATCAAGAGGTGTCGGTACTACTGGATTGACAGCAGGAGCACCAGGGATGACATTGATAGTATTGTCCCTTGATACAACAACAATATCACTTCTTCCAAGATAATATGAATAATTAAATGACAATTGTGAAGAAGGAACAGCAAATTTCAAACCTGTTCCAGACTTATAGTATGATGTTGACTTAGATGCTGGATTGGTTGAGGCTGCTGTTGGATCTGTTGAATCCACGGCAGTAATTACTTTAACAGGTCTAAAATCAACATAGTTTCTTAGGTCATATGAAGTTGAACCTTTACTAACATAAAGAGGAAGGTCCTGTGTTCTAATGGTTGTTTCTTTTGCAAGTATAGGATTATCCTGAATTGGATAGGAATCAACGGTGAAGAATCCACCTCTACCTGTATAATTTGGTGAGAAATAGTCCAATTCAACCAATAGATAATCAGTAGATTTCAATGACAATGAACCACTTTTTGAAATGAATCCAATATCATACATTGTATCAGTCTGACCATTGTTCAATGTGAAATAATTGGTAACATCCGTGCCGTCAGTTAAACTAGTAGGGGCACTGCCATTTTTCAAAATGACATTTCTGATGGCATAAACATCAGAAAAACCAAGAGAGAATGGTCCTGCAACACCAGCTGTAGAACAATCAATTTTCACAAATCTATGAGGCTTGAGTGTTTTAACTACCTCATTAGAGTTGGCAACATACAATTTATATGTTAGAGTTGCAGCAATGTCTCTAGGAAGTGTTTCTTTAAGGTCTATGGAAATTGATGTTGGTGTAACACTAACAGTTCTTTGATTACCTGCGGTTAATCCAACACCTGTTAGATCAATGTTGTCACCTGTCTTATATGATTTAAAGATATTGTTACCTGTGATCCAACTATTACCACCGGTACTTGGAAGAGGTAATGAAAGTGTCAAGTGGTTATCGTCAGTAATAGATGAAATATAGAAGGTATTTGAAATACCTGTAATCTCCAATCTGTCACCAACATTTAAATATGTAAAGTGTGTTCCGGCACCGGTTAAACTTGTACCAGTACCAACAACTGTTGCAGAGGTCCATAGTGGTCCAATATTGAAAGATTCACCGCAAGTTAGAGCAATATCAGATCGAACCTCGGAATCTGAAAGTATTGTTGTTCCATATGGTAATGTTTCATTTGTAGGTCCGTTAAGAGTAACAAAAAGAGTTCCGGCCTGTGCAATTGATATAGCGGATGCAAAACCATCTGTCTTTTTATAATAGTAGTCTACGGAAGGAGTACCATCTAAATTTCTTAATGATCTGACTGCGTTTGATCCTGTATAGAAAAGCAATGGAGAGTTTTGTATGTTCTGTAATACAGCACCTTTTGTTGTTGAAACAATAATGTCTGCACCACAATCGGCAGTTCTGTCATTGTCAATATAAAGTGATCTTACTTGATTAAAGGCATAACCAGAGTTCATTTGTATATCGGTTAGATAGATATTATACTTTGCATCAAATCCTGGTGTGTCACTAACGTATTCAAGGGCCATAAATGAACCGTAACCAATTTGTGTTCCTGTAGGTGTACCGGACCCTCTAATATTATATGAACTACCACCACCTGTAACTCTTTGATTTGGAACATTGTAGAAATAAACTGTTGTTCCCTGATCTGCTTGCCAAGAACCAACAAGTTCATTAACTGTGACATATGAACCCATTGTGGTTGACAGAATTTGTGGATCTACATTGTTGGCATATGTCATTGCCTTTTCAATTATAACATCTGACTTATCATAATTTGTTACGGCATACCCTTTGATGTATCCATGTCCTGCATCAACAGAAACGATTAACAATTCACTGTTTCCGTTTGCATACTTACCATTATTCGGAACAGGGTATGTAACTTTATCATGTTCACTTATCTGGACATTGTATCCACGAATGACATAATCACCTGCTTCATCATATGTTCTTGCCGCCATTGTGTCGCCGATGATATTGTATTGCGACTTATCATTTGAAATTGACAGTGTACCTTCATTCATTGTAAATAGTGTAACGAAATCTGAACTATAATAGTCCAATTCTTGGACAGAAAGTGTAGCAGTAATTCTAAGTCTATCGGCACCAGGTGCAGAATAGTTTGATGCTTCCAATGCAGGATCAAGTAGTGAAGAATCCTGTGATGCATTAACTACATCTTCATATAAGATGAATCCGGTACGGCAGGTAGGTGATGGATTATATCTATCTAGAATTATCTCTTGTGTAGGGAAATAAATGAAGTGGTCTTTGGCGAATAAAACACCTTCATCAATTCTAAAAGCAGAAGCATAACCTATTGGACTATTGTTGGAATCTTCAACAATACAGTATCCAACATCAGAATTAATAAGTTTTTCATTTGCACTAAATGTCCTTATCTGAGAGTTGGCTGGTGAGGTGCCAAGATATGTAACATAAAGTGTTTTTGTATTTGCCTGAGTACCGTCGGTATCTAAGATGTTAGTAACGTGTGCCCGAATACCACTATTTGCACCAGTAATTGTTTGATTGAGGAAAGAAGCAACATTTACTGAAGTATTTGCATAATTGTTTGTCTTGATCTTAACGTAATTAATTGGTGACGCTTTTTTATCATTAACATTGGTACGGAAAGTAAACTGACCAGGAACAACAATGCTGCCTTCTTTGAAGATATTGATACCAAATCTTTTGATCTGGCTTTGTAACATTGACTGTATCTGTGTAAGTTCACGAGCCTGAACAGAATAACCTGGTTTGAATAGAATACGGTAGTATTCATTGGCAGGAGTATAGTCATCATAATAGGGTGTTATGTTAAAATCTGTTGTGAGACTACTCTGAATAAGGTTTGCATTATTTGATGAAATAGTGGTATTAGCGTCAACCATTTTCTATTCTTTCCTCTTAGAAACTTAGAACTATTCTGAAATCTTCCGTCTGAGATTGATTTCTCTGGATGGGTTGTATATTATCTATATATAATAATTTTCCTGAATTATACTGTAACTCAGGTTTAACAGTAACGGCAAGTAGAGTTCTGACTGCTGCTGAACTATAACCTATAAGTTTATCGTTAGTTGGAGATCCATCAACACCAATAAGTATCAACTGGTTTAATGCGGCATTCCATTCTAGAACAGTGCCTCTAAAAGTATCATATCTAAAAGAGTTACCTTGATAAACATATTCAGACAACTGATAATTGACTGATGTTCCTGATAGAGCAATTGTCGTTGTCTGTGAAAATATGGTATTAGAAAATATCTTTTTTGTACCTTTTGCATAAGGATCTTGAATTAGAGCAATTTGTCTGTAGGACTCAGCAACAGAAAATTCACCGGCCTCACTATTGTCTAATTGTTTAGAAATCATAACATATGAACCACCAAGTTCTGCCGTGGCGTCTGATCCATGACCACCAGCTGGTGCTATCATAGCGTGTGCCTCGGCACCCACTCCTTTGGCACTTGCACTGTAAATGTAACAATTTGCTCTTGTATATCCATAACCTTCGTTGTCAACCACAATCTCAGAGATTGTGTTTGTTGTTGTATCTACAATGGCAAATGCATTGGCACCAAAACCATCGCCTGTAATTTGAACAAAAATGTCATTGTTACTATAACCTGTTCCATTTGATGTGACTACACAAACATGAATAGCACCATCAATGGCGTTGTTCTGAACCAACCATTGTGTTGAACCATCTTCAACACTTAAAGTCTTTACAGGAATATAATCTGATGTAATGAACTTTAATTGTTGTTGTGATGAAACACTATACATATATTTCCAGATATACTTATCTTCTGTCTGAAATGGTTCGGTGGTTGGTGTAAGTGTTGGTTTAACTATAGAAGGTCCACCATTGTTATTGTAAAGACATTTATAAACATCAAAGGCATCTGTCATAACATAAAATGCATTTGTAGGATTTTTTAAAACGGTAGAATCCAATCTATCATCATATTGAGAATATACAGTTCCTTCTACCCAATCATGACGAGGTATACAAGTAGTGGCATCACTACCTAAAACTCTTTTACCACCAATCATATTTCTCCAAACATCTGTGTATGAAAATGTTGAGGTAGACGGAACATCTGGATTTTTTTCATCGGTCCAAGGTGTGCATTTACCAAAAGTAAAATACACATTTGCCTCTCCAGATTCATCCAAAGTTTCGATGAAATTGACGGCGTTATATATTTCAAGATTTTTAGAATGAACAGATGCCATAGTTTGATATTCTCTTACTTAATAGGTTTCAATATATTTATGTAACTTTTTTTACGGATTTCTTACTCTTAGGAGAAATCCAATCATCATGTCTAATTATTTTAAGAATTTCTTCGTTGCTATAAGGGCCTTCACTGTTCTTTATGCTTGAAACAAAAGATGGTTCTTCACCAATCCATTTGATGAAAGTTTTCTTTCCATCTCCTGAGAAGTTTAAAGTTCTGACACTGTGTTCCATAATTTCATCAAAATTGACCTTTTTAACTTCCGAAGCAGGTATTATCAGGTAGTTTTTATTGCTCATTATAATCCAAACCTTATTCGTTCTCTGTTAAAGTTCTTTTCTATTTCAATTACATCCAATACTCGGCCATATACTCTAACAATACCAATCTTACCAGCAAAGTAATAAGTTCTGTCAGGAATTTTAGCACTCACAGAACCGGAAGCAGCAATTGTTATACCTGCAGGAGGACTTGCCATGTTACCTACAACATTGTTGGCACCTGCGAACTGACCATTGATATACATTACCTGGGCGCCCGGTGTATAAGTAACAGCAACATGATTCCATCCAAGATTTAGATATTTACTTGAACGGGCTTTGACCATATCTTTGACATAACCATCAATGTTTGCTCTCCAAGTAAGAAAGGTATCGTCTTTCCTAGGAGAAAGTTCTAAAAGCAGTCCATATTGCTGGTTTCTAAATCCCTTTTCAACTATGTATCCTCTCTCAAAAAGGGTCTCTGGTGCAAACCATGCCTCAACTGTTAGTATAGGTAAATCAAGTAAATAGTTAGCAGGAAGATATGCAAACTCGTTAGTCCCATCAAATTGTAATACACCAGTTTCTTGATTAATGGCAGCACCGTTATAGATTTGTCCAACATAACCGTAATCTGCCAAACTAACCCAAGTTGTTGGGTGATAATATGCACTGCTATCTATAGAAATACCATGTATAGGAGTTATTAAACCACTGTCATCAAATATGTATTGTTTATTATCATCAAAGATACTGTATTCATAACCAACACCTGTGAATGGATCAATAGTATTGGCACTATCTAGATAAAGAGCAAGGCCGTCAGGTGAAATTGAAATAGTATTTGATGAATTGAATGTCTGAGATACGTTCATTGTAGCATTGGCGGTGTTAACCATCTGATACATTCCATACATAACAGTACCAGCAGGATGAGCTAGTGATTGTAACAAAGGCTTATACATAGCAATCGGAGACTGAGACTTAATTACATAAGAGAAGCTTTGATAATAATCACGGTTTTCCAATTTGTTCTTAGAACTCAAAAATCCATCTTCACTGATATATCTACCTGGATATTTGTATATTCCTGTAACAGATCCAGCAACAACTTGGGCGGTTCCATCACCCAATCCGGTTAGGTCAAGAATAGGTGGTGTGGTATATGCCGTACCACCATTCAGAATTTTAAGTGCTTTAATAATGCCTAAACTTTCAGTTGTAAATGTGAATGAACCACCTGTTCCCAGAATATTTGTTACCACAATATTGGCACCATTACCTGTGGCAGACCTAACATTGCAGGTTGGTAAATAGTCTTGATTGTATCCTGATCCACCTGTAAAATGTCCGTGCATAGGCAAGAAATGAACTTCTGTGATCATTCCATTAGCAGCAACATTTCTTACATTAGCGGTGGCACCGGCGCCGTAACTATAATTTTCTTTATTAATAAACTCAATGATGTCATTTACCCGATAGTTAAGACCACCATCAACAATTTTCATTTTACCTAGAATACCTAGATTTAATATTCTTGTATTGGCCTCAACGGTGAAGTTTGGTAATGAAGTACCATAATCCTGTCCTTCTTCAATAACATATACGAACTTGGCCGGACCTGTTTGATCATATGTCCAGTAATTTACAGAATCCGCAACTACTGCATCGGCAATTACTGTTGTATCTTGTATGTTAAAATTAGGAGCATCTACTCCATAACTCTCTAGCAAATAATCGGCAACATCGCCGATGGTAGTTGAAGTAAGATTATAAGTGTTTGGATGATAAAAGTTATTATCCCATACCGATTCGATACCAGCCAAGGCACCAGTACCACCACCTCCGGTAATAAGAACAAAATCATCAACTCGGTATCCTACTCCACCTAAGTCAGGCAAACCAATGGTATTATTAGAACCAACATAAACTCTGTTAATACCACCTCTAGAAACCTTTGAGACGACTATCTTAGCACCATTACCAGTATTGTCGGTTGGTATTACAGGAATAACCATACCTTCGAGATAACCGGTACCACCATAGACAATTTGTGTATCAACAATCTGACCACCAAAGATGGTAGCAGATGCATACTTTGTTCCTGATGTTAAAGAATCCTGATAAAATGTGTAAATGTCCTCATTACTAAAGAATGGTTTACTTGAGTTTGAAACTGTAAGTTCGGTAACCAATACACCGTTTTTATAATATATGTTGACACCTTCTACAAGAGCAATTGCACCAGAAGATTTACCTGTGATCTGATGATTAACAAATAATGATTCTGCCATTGTATTTGATACATTGTTTGACATGGTGTTGGTAATACGAATGGACTTTTCAACATACCATTTACCATCAGAAGCACGAAGAATATCTGACTGAGGATAATAAAAATCGGATTCGGTGTTATACAATGCCCTAAGAAGGAACTGGATGGATCTCTGAGTACCTTTAGCACGATAAAATTCTTTGGCATGTTTGGCAATCAGTGATTTATCGGCAATCAGATTTTTTGGCAACACTTTAATAAAATTATCATACAGCTTTTGTGTGACTTGTTGACTATCCGTAGTGGCAATGTCAATATCAAAATAACGAGTCCAGTTTTTGGTGATATTCATCAAGTGGTTATTAGCAACGAACGTCCTTTTATCATAGATATAGAAATCACCTTGAACAATACGAGTTGGAACAGGTGGATTAACATATATCGAAGTGCTATACGGTGTTGCTGCAATTGTAGAAACTTTTAATGAAGACCATAATGCCGAATTAGAAGTTATCATATCAGATAAAGTGAGAGTATTTTTAGCAGATATATTATACATAAAAACACTATCTTCAATCTGATTAAAAGCAACATTAGGAGTGACATTGAAAAAATTATTTGTCAGATTTGAAACACTAGTAACTACTCCATTAATAACAACTTTAGACCCGTTTGAAATAGGAACATCTGAATTGAAAGTTTTTAATGTCAAATTTGATGTATTAGATACATAAACATAATTAGTAGTTACTGATCTTTCATTGGTGGCAATTGGAATAACCGATAGATTGCTCAGAGCAAACTGATCTTTGACGAAGGTAATGTGTCCATCTATACTAACTTTATCGCCACTTTTAAAAAGAACATTGGAAGTGGCTACTGTTGAACTAAGATATACAATGTTAGTGTTCTGATTAACACCATCAGGTCCAATAGCGGTACTTACGGATAGATTACTTTGAATTGCTTTTCTATAATCTTTGTCTTCAAGAAATTGATAATAAGATTGTAAAAATTGAACAAAATTATTTGAATCTTCCCTAATAAACTCAGGTAATTGTGAAGGTACAAGTATAGATGTTCTATTGTTTGATGGTGTTACGGTCATTCTGGTTGTGCTACCATGTTAATTTGTATGCTTTGTGGGTTATTTACATCCAATGTGATAATTCTATTTTTACCAGGTGGAATGATCTGTGACTTAGGTATAGCATTGAATGTCATTACACCATCTTCATAGAAAGGATTATTTGCTGACGCCTGAGATGATACGGATATAATGGCAGTGCCATTAGCATAATCAATAGTTCCAGCATATGGATTAACAACAATCTTGGCACCATTTGGTTCGATGTAAAAAGTTTCTAGAGCACCAATATCTTCTTCCAGGATAGCATTGGCTTCTGCTTGTGTTCCGCCTCCTCCTATAATTGATATATTTGCATGAGTATAGTTGATGCCTGGTCTATCAACCACAATATTTGAAACTCGATCACCTGAAAGAACAGCATAAGCATTTGCACCTACACCATCACCAGAAATAACAACAATAGGTGGTTCTAAAAATCTATGACCAGATTTGGTGATAGTAATAGCAGCAACACCTGTATTTGCGTTCGGAATGTCTGTTACAGTTACATTCTGTAGTGCCAATGTTTTATCATAAACAGACATTGAAGGAAATGTAAAGAAATTTTTAGTAACATAATCACTTCTTAACAATGGTGTATTGAATGAAATATTATACTTTACATTTTTTTGCAATGATAGTGTCACTCTCTTTTGAACAACTATATCAATATCTGAACCGGTTATTGCAATATCAGAACTTTCAATGTATGATTGCAACTTTGATTTACGGAAAGTGGACTTGAATGTATTAAGTTCGGTCTCTGCATAATTCATTATGGCATCGTTAACAATACCAAGCAAAGTAGTTGAACTTTTTGATGTGATATTAGGATTGTAAGTTACAGTACCTTTAACAAGGATGAACATATAATCCGGATCAATAAGTTCCGGTGTAACGGTCATAACATTTATATTTTTGATAAGTTGATTTCTTATATTTTCTTTTTCAAAGTTTGTTAAAGTGTAGTAACCTTTTGTTTTAAGAGATATGAAAACTTTACCATATTCAGGTGGATCATTTTCTTCTCCGCCCCAAACAGCAACGGTGTCTATGTTTGTGTAGTTTTTGGTAATAATGGACTCATAGTCATCAACTGTTACGGCACGGTTCTGTGCAGCATAATATTGTGGAGCATGGAATCTGATTTTATCAATGTCCTCTTTATCGGCACCACCATATGCTTTCTGGGTGGTTATAACACTGATGCTGTCTTTATAGATGCCTGCAATAGGATCGACAAAACCAAACTTCATAACATCATTGGCCATTGCTCCATTGGTTTCAATATATGATACCTGAACAATGTTACCATCTTTTGGTCTGTAACCAATGATGCCATCACCAAAATATACTTTCCACTGTTCATTCTGATCTTCTTCAACAAAATAAACTTGTGAGTTGGAACTCAGAGTTGTCATATCTTCAGACAATTTATATTCTGTTATAAATGTGTTAGATGCTGACTCCTGGACAGAAACCTTTATGGTTGACGTATCGACATTTGCTGATGGAAGGACAAATTGTCTAGAAAAATTATTAGCATTGCAAAGATATTGTTGTGTAATAACCTGCCCTTGCTGAATGGCAACGTTAGGAAAATAAAACTGACCGTTTGCTTTATATGCTGATGTTGAATCAATTGTTATGAATGGATGAGGAACACCGGCTGTGTCTGTGCCTGTTAATCGGGTATAACTACCAAGAGTAACTACATTAAGATTTCTATTCTCGTTTGGTGATGGTGTCAATAATACATCAATGCGAGCTATGGCTCCTTTCATTGATGTTGGAATATAGTTAATCATTTTGGCGTGTGAAAGAATATTGGATCTAATCTGAGCCGTATCAAGAAACGACTCATTTGCTATCATATTCATATAGAAAGAATTATAATATGTGTTATAGGCAAGAACATCAAGTAATACGGATAAACCAGATCCTTCAAAGTCATAGTCAGTGAATGTATCTTGACTACGAAGAAATTCTTTGAGGTTATTCCGAATACTAAAAAAGTCTAAGTCGGAAACATTAAGTGCCGATGTATTTGCGGTAGACATATTATTATCTAATCCTTTCGAGGAACAATGATGTTACAATTGGCATACTGGTGTTATTAATGTGATATTGAATTGTAACTGAAAACCCATTGTTATCCAAATCTTCGGTTACTATAACATCATCAAGTGTTATTCTTGGTTCAAACTGTGACAATGTTAATTTAATCTGATCCTGTAATGCAATAGTTGTTAGTGGACCATAGTTTTCAAACAAAAATGACCTAATACCAGAACCAATATAAGACTGAAAAGGTCTTTCAAAGTTATTTGTAAATATTAGATTACGCACTGACCTTTTAATGGCATCAACACCTGTTTGCAAAATAAGTTGATTGGTTCTTGGATTTACCATAAAATCCAAATCTAAATCTGTATAATCTGGTGCTCTATTAACTGTTATTGGAGTTGCCATTTATGACCTCTGTTGTTTATCCTTTATTTAGTGTCAAGCCAGACCTTGTGTCCAAGATGAAGCATCCGGTTCTTCTTGTGCAGATTGTGCGCCTGGACTTGACATACTTGGCAATTGTAACTGGTCTAGAATACCTGGTAATTCAAACTGCATACCTGTAATTTGTTGAAAGATTTGTGACAAACCACTATTAAGACTTACTTGTTGACCGTCAATAGCAACACCTCCACCAGTACCTTTAATGCTAACAAGGCCTGCGTCGGATCCAACATGTGTTTGTCCGGAACTATCAAGACTTGCAGCGGACTCACCTCTTAGTTGTGCTTTTTGCTGTGCTTGAACCTGGAAGTTTTGTTGTGTTTGGAATTGCACACTTTGTTGAGTTGAAATCTTGGCACCACCTTGTGCGGTAACACCATAATCTTTTTGTACCTTGTGGTGTTGTGCGCCTTGTACCTCTGAGGTAAAATCTTTATCAGCCTTAACACTAACAGAACCACTTTGTATTGTCTGTGAAACTTCTTGTCCACTGTCAGTTACTTTAAGTTGGTGGGCACCGTCATCGTTTTGGTGAACGGTTTTACCTTTTTTATTTCTGACAAGAACATTACCATCTTGTGTTTTACCAGCCTTTACAACACTAACACCTTCACCAGCACCAAAGTAAGCGGTACCAGTTCTTGAGATAACCGAGGCAGAGGCAGAAGAGGATCTGGCATAACCACCTCCATATGTACCTGATGAAGAACCTTCTACCTTCTTTGTTTCATTCTTAGCAATGGTGTCTTTATTACCACGAATTAGTTGGTTCTTATTCTTGGCGGTGATATTAAGATCACCCATAACGGCAAGATTATAATTACCATGAACGGTAACATTTTGGTCACCATATACACGGAGAGAAGCATCACCTTTAACAGTAACATCCTGAGCACCTGAAATGGTAACACGATCTTCACCAAAGATTACCTCATACTTACCGTTATGTGTGGTCATCTGTAGACCACCGTCTGGACGCATTTGTATTGCAGTACCAGAACGGTGTTGTAGTGTTACAGTTTCGGTACCTTTTGAATAATCAAAAGATAGAGAATTACCACAACGGTCTTTCCAACACATATAGTTCGGATATTCACCAGCACTCTGAGCAGACCTGGCATCTTTATTATAAGTAACTTTTTTAGGTGATTTTTTTCTTTTCTTATTTGTATTAAAAGAAATTTCTCCTGATCCTGATCCTGTATCTGCCATTTTTATAATCCTCTATTATGGTCCGAATTGTAAATTAAATTGGTCTGTGCCAGCTATACTTTCAAAGTTGCCACCTTCAAATGGATCACCATTGTTTAATGTCTTTTTGTTAATCTCAAATAGTTGCTGAGATTCCTGTCCTTCATTTACCTTTTGATACAATTGTCTGGCAGTCTTTTCACCTTGTGGATGTAATCGTTTCATCATTTCTTGCATAATACCAGCAGACTTACCAAACATTCCCATAAGGCCGCCAACATCTATACCACTACCACCTCCGCCGTCACCTCCTCCGCCGCCGATACCACCACTTCCACCACTTCCAGAAGACGGTACATAATCATAAGGAACTGAACCAACGGCAGGACTGGTTGTATTGCTGCTGGCGTTGGCCGAAAATGCGTTCATTGCTGCCATTGTGGTTTCATCATATTGAACATAAACATTACCAGTAAAGTCAACCACCGAACCCATAGGACCATATGATGTCTCGACCGTTACATAAACATCTTCCAACTTTTCTGTGCCGAATAATGTGGTATCATGTTGTAACCTCGACAACACATTCATCAAATCATCTATTGACTTACACTGACACATGAGATTTTCGGCATTTTGCAAGTAAGTATCTTGATGCACCACACCACCGGTGAAGAATGAAACACCATTATTGACTTCAAGGCCTTGAATTGTTTTTGCCAGGTTTCCAATAGCAAGAGCAACCTCTGATGGCACCTGGTTCTGAATGGAAATTAAACGGTTATTAGCAGAATAGAATTGACTGCCGCCATAAGGATTATTATTGGCAGTATCGGCCTCAACTGTAGCCATGACGGTATTTGCATCATAGACATATGTTGATCCACCTGGATTACCAGAACCGAAACCATTAGGAAAACCACCACCGCCGCCTCCGCCGCCTTGGTTACCTGCAAGGCCAGCAAACATCTGACCGAGTGACATAATCTGTCCGACCATTTGCTGGAGTTGTTCAAGCATCATCATACCATCATTGGTCTGCAATGCGGTTGGAACATTAGGCAATTCAGGTAATCTAAACCCTGTCATATTAAACAAAGCACCGTTTAGAGGAAGGCCTTCAAGCAAACCTAAATGGTGTTGTTCACCTGTTTCCATAATCTTTCTAATCTGAACACCATCGTCACCAGTTGATTCCTGAATACGAGGCGGGGCACTAACATTAAGCTTACGGTTCTTTAATTCTTGGAAATGTTGATTATTACTTAATAGACTACCAGAACCACCTGAACCAGGATTCATTAATGAGTTCATCTGGCCAATGATAACACCACCAGGACTACCCTGTGATTTCATCATCAATACAGGTGTGCCTGGATCTGGTGTACCACCAAACATCTGTTGCATAAACTGAGTGGCACCAACACTTCTCATAGAAAATGGTAAATCCTCAAGGTTCACACCTTCTGGACTATGATCGGTTGGTGAATAAAACCTTACACCGCCACCATGATCGGATGCTGGATCACTGTCATCACCTCCACCGACAATACCCCAAACAAGACCACCAAAAGGACCTGGAAAACTATTATAATTTGCCATGTTATATCAACCTCTAATATCTGGTTCTAATACAATCAAAAGTTGTTGTAGAAAAACCGCCGAATTGTATTTTGTGCATAAGAGACGAAACAACAAAAGAGTCCGAATCCGGCATTAGTGACCTATTAGGATCAAACCAGTTAAATTGGACTCTATCACCCACATGGACATCAGGTGCCCATGGTACCGTAAATCTTAATGCAATCTTATCTCTTTCTAGTAGACCCATTCTGGCCTGTCTCAATAACAAATGACTTTCAACATCTGTCGGACATCCATAATCTTGTTGTCCACTACCTTTGTTTGTCATTGATTGTTTAACGTTAGTGGCAGGAATACATCCGTCTGACATCATGTTTCCACTACCACCTATTAAAGATGCAGCCATGTTAGAAGGGTTCCAAGTCGTAACGACATTTAGATTTTGTCCATTAGGTCCAACACCATTTAGGAGATCCGCAAGCAAGTCAAAGAAACAAGGAAACTCAAAAACAATTACTTTGTTTAAATTATCCGGATTATTATAATCCGATTGAGTAAGAACACCGACCTCATTAGAAGAGAAAGTATAAACTTGTTTATCACTTGCCGTCATCATACTTTTTAATGATCTGAACCAATGCTTGCCACCACCTTCGTGTGTCATATAGTGTAGGAATGATGGATCATCACCATCTAAGGCCACATTTGCTTGCTGCTGAATAACTTGATATGGATGGATCATCTCAGCAATATAATCTCTGGATGGACTACACGATAATATACTTCTATTACCGGCCGAACCAACACAATCTAATGCAGCACCAACAACCTGGTCCGGTGTGACGCATTTCCATGACTTGCTCATAACATGTTGAGCATCATCCAATAAGGATTGATGACAAGTATGAAATGTAAATTCTTCAGTTTTACCGAGGTTAATAGGCATCATTGAACGGTTGTCTAATCTGTAAACCGTCATATTTGAAATGCTGAGACTTCTTCCTAATCGGTTTGATAAATTAAGATTTAGTTGTTTGCCTTTAAGGTCCATAAGGTTCTTATAACCATTACTATTAGAAGAATATGGAGCAGACTGTACCGTAACGGAAGTCATGAGACCGGGATTGATTAAACTTTCACCAATAACGATTTCTTTAATGGTAACATCAGGCCAATGAATTCCACCAATATCACCTGATATTTTGACAAGACCGAGATCACTACTGACATAATCATTTTGCTCAACATAAGACATTTATTAAAAGACTCCAGGAGTTAAATAATTGGTGTATTGAACAGAATTGTGACCCGTTAAGTTTTTAAATTCATTCATTAACTGATTATAATATATTGATTTAACAACCTTGATAAACTTTTTCTGATCATTGATTTGAAATTCATAATCATATATACTAACTAGTTTTGCACTCGTAGTCTCAACATAATAATCTTGGTCGATATTATACTGTCTTTGATATGATGTAATTCCAAGTCCACCATCATTCAATATATTATCAGAGTCAACCGTAACGGTACCTTCTTTATCATCTGCCTTTTTATCAATACTATCGGCACTCAACTGTTGCGTTCCTGGTTGATATTCTCCGAGAGTTGGTATTTGGTTCCATGCCCAATAATCAAAATGAACTCCATCTGGCATATTATTTGTATATCTCAATAATGAAATTTCAGTGTTTGTGGTAAACGATGTTCCATCGGTCAGATTATCTATTCTTAAAGTCTTTTCGGCATGATGTATGTTTGATTGAGCATATTCTACCGAACCATACTTTCCAATAATATATGCTTCAAACTCACTGTCGTTTAAAGGCCAGTCAAACTGAGGATCAAAAATCTTGTTGGCATAGATGATCATCCAACCAGCAATAGGATCGTTATAAATCTTTTCAGCAACAATCTCCGGTGTGTCACCTTCTTCTAAACGATATATGTCATAGGAATCTATTTCATTAATAATTTTTTTAACGTAACCTATACGAAAGAATATGTTCGGAACGGTTTCAGGATGTGAACCGTTTATTCTTTTAACATCATAGTTAATCTTCGGAAATAAATCGAAAAACGATGAAAATGTTGGCATCTAATTTACCTTTTATACTCCCAAAGGTCAATAGGCAGTTGAACTGCCTTATCAAACTCTTCTGGGTAAATTTCTACAAATCTGGATCTAATATGAGTAAAGAGATATCTTTTTAAGCAGGCTCTAGGAAGAGGTGCTAAACCAAAAGTATTGAATGATCTTATTAACAGTTCCCAGTTAGATACACCTTTACCACTATTTACACCTGTTGTTAATTTATAATCTCTGGCATATTTATCAAAGGCATTTAAAAAGGTCATACGACTACCGGATGGTAAATAATGTAAATTGAGACCAAGAAAACCGTCTTTAGTTTTCTCTAATACCATACACAGTGGATATTTGTCCCACATATTTAATGTGGCCTTCGTCTTGGCATCATACTTATAAACATATAACTTACCAACAAAAGTGTCATCCGATAGTCTATTATTGGCACCAAACAAAACCTTACGAGCCGCAGGACCTGAGGCATTTAATGCTTTCTCTTTAAACCATTCGGCCAATTCTTCTTTTGAATAATCTTTTGCCATCTATTATTTATCTCATTTTTTACCAAAAAGATCCGATTCCGTAACTAATCTGAACTCCCAACCTTTATCACGGCAATAATCTTCGGCAGCTTTCCATTTGGCCTGATTAATTCCGTATGTCATCACTTCGGTTATATACCGTTTAGTCTTTCTTTTTTGTACCTGAGGTGCTTGGGTCTGTCCAGCAGGTTTGACCTCTAAGAGCATGATCTTTTTACCACCGTCACTCCCAACCGCCTCCACATAGAAGTCAACAAAGTATCGGTGTGGTCGGTTATCTATAGGTGATATATAAGGAATAACAACCTCTTCCGATCCCCAACGAACTACGGAAGAGTTGTTATCTGCCCATTCCATTACTTTCTTTTCCCAACCAGAACGGAAAACAATGTTGGTTGGGTCACCAATATACTTTGACGGGTTTCTTGGTTTAAAAAAACCTTGCTTAAAGTTCGTTGCCATTCCTACACTCCTACTAAATATTATGTAGCATCACCGGAGGACCTGATGGCAATCTATTCATTCCCAACTCAAATGGGTGGTGACCAACAACAAGGTCACTATATGCTTCTTAATTCATATGCAAAAACTACAACGGCAAAAACTGCCGTTAATGCTCTTACAGGTGCAAGTGCTGTTACAGGCATTCAAGATCAGTTTGCTTTCTTCATACCTGGCGGCCAAGTAGGTGGCCAGTCAATGACCTGGTCACATCAACATGAATATACCGATGTTAAACTGGCTCGTCTAATTACACAATCTCTGGGTGTTATTGGCGATTTGATGGCTGGTGCTGCCACAATGTTAGGAACACCTATTAATCCTCAGGTCGATGTTCTTTTCCGAAACACCAATCTCAGAGAATACCAGTTTGTGTTAATGATGGCTCCACAATCATCTGATGAGTCCACCATGATGAAGAACATGTTGCAGCAACTTAGATGGAATGCCGCTTCAGATTTAGGACCTAATTCAGACGGTCTTTTTTATCAATCACCAAATGAGTTTGATATCAGATTTTATTTTATGGATGCTAATGGTGTTCTTAAAGAAAACACAAGTATTCCAAAAATAGCAAGAGGTGTTATCAAGAGAATAGATATTGACTATTCACCTCAAGGTGAATGGAGTACCTTCTATGACGGATCACCAGTGTCAGCAATGCTAACATTTACATTCCTGGAAACAAAGATCATCGACAAATCATATATCAAAAACGGATACTAATAATGGCTCCACGCACACAGGTAACAAATTACCCCTTAGACTTTGATATACCCAAATTTGCCGCCAAAGTAAATGCTTTTGGTGGTCCAGCCAAAGGTTGCCGATTTGCGGTCAGAATAATGATAAGAACACCGGCCGCCGGTACTAATTATTTAAGTATTCTTGATTATTCTCAGAGCATCGGTGACTTTATGTATGTCTGTGATGCTGTAGAATTTCCTGGCCGTTCATTTGATGTTAACCAGATCAGATATTATGGACCTACTCAAGAGTTGCCAAACAATGTTAAATATGGGCCATGTAATCTTTCATTAATATGTAACAACAACAGTCTTGAAAGACAGTTCTTTGATGACTGGCAAGAGATAATCAATCCAAGCAACCAGTTTAACTTTAACTATCCAGATAACTATTACTGTGATGTTGAAATTTTCCAGTTTTCTGAATATGGTGTAGGTCGAGATTCCTCGATATCATCATATCCACAGGTTATCTATAATTACAAACTGTATAAATGCTGGCCATCTTTTGTAGCACCTCAGCAAGTTACATGGGCAGATAATTCGGACATACTTAGATTACAGGTATCCTTAACATACAAGTATTGGGACCGTCCTGGTAATAATACTTATATTAACAGCTATGTGGCACAACCTGCACAAACGGCCCTTTCACCAGCAGCACAGATACTAACATCAATTACCTCAAAATAATAATGGAGATATATTATGGCATTACCAAAGATTGATTTACCGACTTATAATATAGAACTACCGTCTGATGGTAAAAGTTTAACTGTCAGACCATTCTCGGTAAAAGAGGAAAAGTTATTGTTAATGGCATTAGAGACCAAAAATATGGACGATGTGACAAGAACAGTTAAGCAGGTTATTAATAACTGCATAATCACCGGTGAGGTCAATGTTGATAGACTACCGTTTTTTGATATTGATTACCTGTTTATCTTTCTCAGAGCAAAGTCTATTGGTGAGAATGTGGAGGTCAATCTAACTTGCAATAATGAGGTTGAAGGTGTGATTTGTGGTAATGTATTTCCTAGCAAAATGGATGTAAGTAACATTGAGATTGAAAGACCAGAAGGTATCAAAGACGAGATAGCATTATCAGATGTTGCTGGTGTTAAACTGAAATATCCAAACTATGCAGCAATGAAAAAGTTGGAAGAAAGTGAAATGGATGCCAAGACACATATTATTGCAAATGCTATTGATTATATCTGGGACGAAAAAGGAAAACATTCAGCAAAAGAATCCACTAAAGAAGAGTTGATTGAGTTTGTTGAAAGTTTAACCGAGAAAAACTATAAGAAATTGGAAGAGTTTGTGGATAATGCACCAACATTTGTTGTTAGATTGGAAGCCAAATGTACCAAATGTGGTTTTGAACATAAGGTGAGGTATTCAGATTTCTATGATTTTTTTTTCTAATAATGGGCCATGATACACTAGAGAACCATTATAAATCTAACTTTGCTTTGATGCATCATCACAAGTGGTCGATAACAGAAATTGAAAAGATGATGCCTTGGGAAAAACTAATATATGTTGATCTACTAAAGGCACATATTAAGGCCGAAGAAGAAAGAATAAGAGACTTGAGAAACGAGCAAAGAGGCAGATTAAACAAAAGAGTTAAGATGTAATGGCCACCAAAAAGTCAAAAGAACTTACTAAGAAACTTAAAAAACTCACCACACAACAAAGGATGCGTGAAGCAGCAAATCCTGAGTATGGTAGTCGTCTATTATCTTTGCTTACTCCTACTCAATATGCAGAACTTTTTCCTGATTACTTCAGAAGAGGATTACCTGATGTTAGTGGATTCCAAAAGGCTATAACCAAAAGAACACAAGCAGAAACACAAAAGTATTATGATGACATTGATCAGAAATTAGGAACATCCAGCCCTGGTGCTAGAGAAAGAATAGCAAGAGAAGGTGGTACTGGCAAAGGCGCCGCCACTTCAGGATCCGGTGTTCCAAATGTAGATAACATGACAGCATCAGAACGAAACTTTTTAGGTCTGGTTCTGAAATATGAATCTGGAAACAGAAATATTCCTAATTATATTAATGATAAAACACATACTGCACAAGGATACTTCCAGCTAACTAATACCAATTGGAGAAATATTGCACCTAAGCTAGGTATTACCGCAACAAGTGCTATGGAGGCAACGAAAGAAGAACAAACAAGAGTTGCGTTAGCATTGTTACGCCAATCAGGTCAACAAAATTGGACAAGTTGGAACGCACAATTAAGGTCTGCGGTTGGAAGAGGAGAGATATCACAATTCAATGTTCCTACAACACCTTCGTCTCCAGGCGGCGGTACACCAGGTTCACCAGGTTCTTCACCAGACTTTTCTAAATTTGCTTTATCTCAAGGCGTTGACAACTATACTCACATGTGTGGCAAAGGCGCCAGAGTTATGGCAGGCCATATGTATGGTCATTCTGCATTTATTAATAATGGTATAGGTGGTGACGGCACCGCAGGTTCTTTATCAAGAGGTAATAACTATTTCCAAAACTCAGGCCTGTTTAAAACAGGTAGAGGTATTGGTAAAGATTATTTGACAAACGACTATCTCGCCAGTTTGCCAATTGGTACAGTTATATCATCCACTGGAGGCGGTAGAGGACAAGGACATGCTCAAATTAAGGTAGGTCCTAACCAATGGGCATCTGATACCGTTCAATCACATTTTCTATCCAATGGTTATGATAACTTTGTTATACATGAACCAAACCAAGCAGGATTGGATAAATTATCGGCCAATGGTGTTATTCAGCCAAGTGCAGAGGTATCACCAGTTTCCGGAGGTCAACCTCAACAAGAACAGGCAAAGACACAAGTAACAACTCAACCAACAACTGGTGTTCCTACTGTACCTCCACCGCCATCTTATGCTCCGGATATACCAGAACAACAACTTGATTTTGAGCAATCTCAAGAACAGGCAAAGACACCTACTTCTACTGCTACCGTTAATAAACCAGAGAAACAAGCAGAAGGTTCTAAAACCTTTAATGTCAATAGAGAAGCATTGATTGGTGCCATAAGACAAACGCCTCAGTTTAAGGAAGAAGCTGGTATGTTTGCTGGTGCCGTACCTGATGATACTATCTGGGATGGATTTTGGAAGCACGGTGATACAGCAAAACTTATGAAAGAAACCAATTCTTCTTATGATGCTCAAACAGGACAGGCCAAAATCGGCAACTATAAAAAGTTCCAAGAAATGTTGGGAATGGATACCAGCAAAATATTAACTGAAATTCCTGCTAACACTCCTGCACACGCAGGTGGTGGTAGACATAAGATACATGGTCATGCTCATATGACTCGCCTACGCAAACCACATAAAGGTGATACTGCCCTTGTAACCGACTCCAAAGGTGACCAGTTTACTGTCAATCCTGAGAAAGAAACGATGTCGATTAATCCTAATACAGGTATGATGGACATTAGACCGTTAGGACATATTGGTGCCAAATATGAAGGTGCAAAAGGTGGTATTGAAACAGTTTCATCAGGTATGTTGAGAAAAGGTAAAAGACAGGTAGCAGATCCAGGCGGTGTATCTTATGGTGCCCACCAACTTTCTTCAAGAACACCAGGTGCAAGAAAGCAAACAGGTGGAACGATGGGTGAATTTTTACGTTCCAATTACGGTAAACAATATGCGGATTCATTTAAAGGTTTAAATCCAGGTACAAAAGAATTTACTGATGTCTATAACCAAGTTGTGGCACAAGATAAAGAAGGATTTGCAAAAGCACAACAGGCCTTTATTGATAGCACACACTATGATCCTTTTGTTAAGTATGCTCAAAATAAAGGTATAAACATAAGTAATCCTGCTATTAAAGAAGCAATACATAGTATGGGTGTTCAGAGCAGAAACACATCTTATAAATTTATTGATAGAGCCGTAGAATCCGGTGCCCAAGGTGATGAAGAAATGATCAAGGCATTATTTCATGAAAGAAGTCAGGCTATTCCTTCTCAGTCACGGCGTTTCAGAAATGAAATGGCGGACACCCTCGCTTATCACAATCAATATCAACAAGCACAAACTAGGGTAGCATCTAAGCAAGGTGGTACAGCACCAGGACCATCAGATAAATTTGCTGTTGAGACTGCTACTGCTGAACCTAAACCCGCATCATATTCTGATAAAATAAAATCGGCACTTGGAAATCTTGGTATAGTGCCGCCAAAAGCAGAGGCGGAACCTGTTATTAGGACAAAACCTGAAAGTATTGGTCCTGCACCTAATGCTACAGAAGCGGAATTGGGTGCCTTGAGAGAAGAAGTTAGTAAAGGTAATGCATATGATAATACTAAGTCCACACCACCACAGAAACCTGTGACCCAGGAAAAACCTGATATTCAACATCAGAGTATGATGAACCAATTACCATCAATTGCTATAGATCCATTTAAGAGTCCGACTTTAGAACGTGCCATTGGTAGAGCATACTTTAATGAAGGTGCTACAAGAGATACGGGTAACGATTTCACGTTAGGTAATAAACAATAAAAAAGGGGCCCGTAGGCCCCTTCTTAATAGTTATCTTGTAAAGTCTCAGTCCTCAGCCAACTTGCGAAACATGGCGAGGTCTTCATCCTCTTCCTCTTCCACAACTGGTGCTGGTGCCTTCTTGGCAACTGGCTTAGGCGTCTCTACCCAAGGTGCTTCCTCTTCTACAGACGCAGGCGCCCGTGGTGCTGGTTGTGAACCTGTGTAACCATTAACATCATCAAGGCGTGCCTTAAGTTCAGCATAGGTCTTAAAGTTCTTACGATCAACAATCTCCTTGAGAGAATGTTCCCGCTTCCAAATTGCTTCCATCTCATCATCGTCCTTTGATAGCGGACCTGGTGCGAGGAACACGGACTCATCATAGTTAGGGAATGATACGTTACGACCACCCATATTAACATTCTGACGGGTTACCTTCAACTTGAAATGGGCACCTTGCCAAAGATCAAAAGGATTGACCTTACCCTCGGACTCAAGGTCTGGGTTCATCATCTTTGTGATCTTATCAAAGATTTTCTTGCCATACTTGAACAAGAATACCTTACCCTCATTCTCAGGATTCTTAGGATCACTCACC